TCCAGACGAGCAGCCACTCCGGAGATCTGAGATGACAGGAACCAGGTTCCTATCAGGATGGAGACAAAGATCGGTGCCAGAATGGCCGATATCTGCAGCCAATGCTCTCGGGTCATCGATAGACCGCTCAGGGAAGCAGCCGTCATCTTCCCCGCCCGACGATCCTGATTCCGCCGGGGCCGAAGCTCAGCGTCTTGGTCTCGCCGCCGACGTGCAGGCTGCACTCACCAGTGGTCTCGTCGGCGGTGACAATATCGCCCGGGACATCGGTGTAGTTGTCGGTGCGAACGATCTTCCAACGGCGCTTGTCGTCGCTACTGTGCCATGATTCGAGCTTCAAGGGAGCCTCTCTTTGACGGGTGACTGTTGTAGTTCCAGACGAAGGTGTCGCTCACTGCGATCCGACGAGAGTCCAGGCGAGGTTGGCCAACGTCGCGTCGGGCGATGCCGGCGCCATGACGGTCAAAACGTCGCCCGCCATGAAGGTTGTCGCCGAAGCCATCGTAAAGGTCGCGGTCATCGCACCGGCGGCGAAAACCATGGTTCCGACAGTCGAGCCGTTCTTCCGGATGCTGTAGGTCGTGGTCGCCGTAGCGCCTACCCCGGCAGTCCCTTGGCTGCCGGTCAGCCCGGCCGGGAACATAACGGTGCCGGCAAAGACATAGCGCTGGATGACAAGATTGGCCGTCGTCGGGCCGGTAAAGGAACCACTGACCGTGGTCGCGACCAAAGCCTTGCCGGAGCCGGTGACCGTGTAGCTATAGGCCGGCACTGAAGAGAGGCTCTGCGCACCGCCGCCGACGATATTGATAGACGGAAATTTCAGGTAGATGGTCTGGCCGATCAGAGTACCGGGATATGGGAAGCGGCCGATCGACTGGTCGATCCGCGCGAATTGCGTCCCGGCCGGATGACTGGCCGCAGTTGTGCCATAGGCACCGCGGTAGAGCGTCGAAAGATTATAGTGATAGGCGCTCGTCAGACTCGCGGACTGATAGGCAAAGAGCTCACCGCCTGCGTAGCACAGGGTGACGAGGTTCGCAGCGTCGGTGGCGGAGACCGAGAACAGTTGACCGCGGCTCTCGGTCAAATCGAGCGAACAGGTGTCGGTTGTGTCCGGATTGCCGCCGCTATTGCCGATCGTCGCGGCCACGACACCCTGCGCCGCCGGGCCAGAAACTGTGCCTGCAAAGGCATAAGAATTACCGTCGCTCGAGATCCAGACCTGCGCGCCACCCCAATTTGGGCCGCCCGACAGTGCGATCCAGATTTCGAGATCGCCCGACAATAACGCTGCCGGTGGCTCGAAAATCAGCGGCGTGTTGACATTACCCGGCGGAGCACTCCAGTTCGGCACGAACCCGCCGACCACGCCGCCACCCGCCTGCTTGACGGCTGGAGCCGCAGTGCCGCCGCCCACCCCGAGGATCGAAGGCGAGGCGGACGGCGAGTAATTGGCCGGCGGGTAGAGCACGGTCGGCGAGTAGGCGCCAAAGAAATCTTCAGCAGTGATCGACAGCATCCCTTCGTTGTCTTCTTCGACGGCGGTGATCCGCACTGTCAAAGCATTGGCGCCAAGCCGTAAATCGGTGATCTGCACCAGGTCCATCGGCTCCAACAAAATGTATTTCCAGCCAAGTTTGAAGGTGTAGGTATTGCGGTAGAGAAGCTGCCGCTGCAACAGGAGCTGGGCGACCATGCCGCCGACATAGAGCGGGTCGATGATCAAGCGCGCCTTGGTACTCGTATCGCGTCGCACCCCATAGACGTCGATCGAACCTTGGTCGAATGCCTCGGCGACCGCGGTGTTGTAGTTGTTCTGTCGATCGAGACACTCTACCTCGATCATGTTGTTGGCATCGGCCGGGGTCGACCGCACAATGTGCAGCGGATCGTCGGTGAAGCCGCCGGTTATCGGCGTCGCGCCGGAACGCAACGCCGGACCGCCAGGCGTGACACCGAGATTGATCCCGACACTCGATTCCTGAACGATGTAGTCGTCCTCGCCGAGGCTGTAGACCGGCGTTGTATTGGGCGAGAAAGTGTTGGTCGTCGTCGCGCCGACCCCGTCGGCAGAGATCCCGCCGCCGCCCGATTGGCCGATCGTCGTGTCGCCTGTCGGATTTGACTGGATCACCATAACGCCGGCGAGACCGACGCCGGACGCGAGGATGCCAAACCCGACGAGGTTGGGGTCGACGTTAACTGCTTGGGCAAGCCCAGCCATCGCCCCCGGCATCTGCAGATTTGGCAAGGTCGTGTAGGTGACCGTATAGGGCACGCCGCCCTGTAATGCCGGGTCCGAAAAGGTCAGGCTGATCGTGTCGCCGCCCGCCTGCGTCGGCGCCCCGGTAAAACTTGCCAAGGTGAAGGCGTTGGTGACCGAATGATCGCCGTAAGGGATGATCTTCAACACTGCGCCGGACCACACGATCGCGCTGTTGGTCACCTTCGTGATGTCGGCCAGCGACTGCTGTGCCTCCTGCTGCTGGTCGAGCAGCGGTGACAGGAACAAGCCGAGTGCCGCGCAATAGCTCGCATAGGACGAAGCGGCGCCGGACGTCATCGCCGGATCAAGGTTGGCCGACGGGAAATTCGCCCCATAGCGTGCATTCGTCAAAAAATCGCTGACGATCTGAGCCGGGTTGGCGTCATAGCCGTTGGGCGAGGCACCCGACACACCGGCGCCTATGCCAATCACCTCGAAATTGAAATTCGGCAGGGTCGCAGTATTGCCGAGCTGATAATTGGCGAAAACGATGTTTGCCGTGCCGGAATAGCCGATCGCCTTCGCGGTATGGGCACTTGCCCAATAGGGGTCGATAGTCTGCCCGTCGGCACCGAGATTGATGCTCGAAATGCTCTGGAGCCCGGCAACGGTCCCGATGTTCTTGTCCCACCAAGCCATGCCGAACCCGGTGATCGGCCCTTGGCATATTCCCGTAATAAATGACGCCGAATACATATATTGCTGGCCGCCGCCCTTGCCGCCGCCGCCGCCTTTGCCTTTCCCGCCCGCTTGCTTGGTCGGCGTCGCGGTAAAATCGTCATAGTCGAGCAGGTTAGGGCTGACCTTGGTCGTGCCGTAGATCAGCGGGATCACGCTGCCGGCCTGAGAGGTCTGGAACTGCAGAGAGCCGACAGCGCGTTGTTGCTTGGCGTTGGAGCTGCCGCCGAGAATTCCACCCATCAGACAAACGGGTCAAAAAAGCGCACGGGGCGCCACGCCAGCTGCGGCTGCTTGGCGTCGGCATAGAGCACGCCGGCACTGTGCCAGGCGTGGATCAGGCAGGGCCACTCAATGACGATCGCGCCATGCGCGAAACAGCGGCCGAATTTGAAGAGCGCAACGTCACCCGGCTGCGGCGGCGCCGGGATCTCGCGCGCGTACCGCATCATACCTTCGAGATAACGCTCGGCATCGCGATGCAGATGCCAGTCAGGGGAATAGAATGGGACTTCAATGTGCGAGACAATGCCGGCCGCCTCATAGACCTCGGCGAGCATCATCAGGCAATCAGTGCCCGCACCCTTGACCCGCCCCATGTGGTGATAGGGCGTGCCCAACCACCCCCGGGCCTCCCCGATGACCGCAAGCCGCCGCGGCTCTATTTCAGGGCGGGTCATACCGCGGTCTCCGGGGTCGGGATGTACGGAAAACCGCCAAAATGGACGGCGTTATTGAAGACGTTTGTACAGGTCGCGAGCGTGCGATCGCACCCCGGCAGCAACTGGAATTGATCGCCGACGGCGACAGGCGACAGAAAGGCAAGCTTGACTGTTACGGCGGCGCCGCTGACAAAGTTCGATATCGTGCGACTGTAGCCGGCATTGCCGCCGGTGACGGCGATGATCGTCCCTTGCGCGTAGGGCGTCGTCGTCGTTGGCGTCCCCTGAATGACGGTCGTCGTCGATCCGCTGGCGGCCGAGAATGTTGCGGCGAGACTCGACCGGTTGAAGAGACACATCGCGTCGCCGAAGACATGCGTGCAGCTCGATTGCCACAGTCGCCGCGGCATCTGGATGTTGAGCAGTTCGAGGTGCGAGCGACCTTTCATCTCGATGCCGGTGCGACTGCAATCGATGTCGGAGATCCTCCCCGAGAACAGGATTACCGTGCCGGCGCTGGTGTCGCCATAACCGCCGCCTGCAGCGCCCATAAAGACGCGTTCCAGCTGCAACAAGGCGCCGTCGAATTGTCCCTGCCACGCGGCCTCGAGGAACGGCGTGGAGCCGACGAGGTCGGTCGGCTCCGGGTAGATCTTGATGTCGAGCTCGTCGACCTGCGTGCCGATCACGACCTTAGTCTTCGAGCGTTCGAATTTCGGCCCGACCGCGAAAAGGAACCCATTAGCGACTATCGGCGTCGGCGCGGCCGAATAACGCAGGATCTTCGCGCCGCCGATCAGGGTGAAAGTGTAAAGATCGGCCATAATGAATTGCTCGCCGCTGTTGAGCAGCGCAATCAAGGCGGCCGAGGCAGGCTTCACTGTCGCACCGCTCCCCCGACGTCATCGCCGGGTCTGTCCCGGCGATCTGAGATGCGGCCTTGGACCGCCGGGTCGAGCCCGGGGGTGACTTTTATCTCAGTCATGACCTGACCGAAATAAAGGTCAGCTTTTTCAGCTGCCAGAGTCGAAACATGAAATTCTCAAAAGCGTAGCTGTCGTCAACGAACCGGCACCGAAAGTAATAGCTGTAGTCGACGGTGATAATCAGCCCGCTTCCCGGTGCCCTACTGAATGTCACCAATCCGGTGTTCGGATCTACGCTGTAGTTCCCTGGGCTTTGGGTGATGCCGTCGAGGTAGAGCGCACTGAGGACGGCGGGCGCTACGATTGGTTCCAGAAAGCCACCACCGGGCAGCGTCGAGCCCATCGCCCGCTGCAGTTGAAAGACGGTCGCACTGGCGTTGCCAACGCCGATCTGCTGCCCGGTGACCCGATCATCGCTAGGGTCGCGAAACAGGAACGTCCCATAAGCGCCCTGGCAGAGCATGAAGAACCCCATTAGGGTCTGCAGCTCGTTGTAACCGGCTGCCGGATTGTCTCGCAATAAATCAAAGACCAGCGTGAATTGCCAAAGCGGGTAGGGATAATCGAGTGATCGTAATTCCCGCCCGGACACCGCTCGCTGAATGCGGGTCTGAAAGGTCGGCGTTTTGGTGACGCTCCAGGCGAGACCCGGCAGCGACGGGAAAACTCCTATGTCCGCCATCAGTTCGTCCGCAGCATCGAACCGTTGCGCGTCGCGTTGTTGATCGCCGCAACAAGTGCACTGCCGTTGCTGCGAAAAAACCGTGCCACGTCTTGGCTATCCATCGCCGAGACGCCAAAATTGACGACAACGGTGGCACCGCCACCGCTTGCGTTGGCACCGTTTGGTGCGGCGATCAAGTTCTGCAGACCCTCGGAGATATTTGCAGGCAGCACCATCTCATTGCTGTGCAGCTGCGCGAGCGCTCCGCCCGGCCCCAGGCTCGGTACTGCCCACCCGCCCTGCGCGCTCGGCACGATGCCGCCATGTT